TAATGCGCTTCTAAATCACGATGACGTGGCATTCTAATAATTTTGTGAAAAAAAATGGCAAATTCCTTTCACACCTCGGGAGCTTAAATAGCTGGCCGAGTAGCAAGATGTGGCTAGGTAATACTATACTAGCCACATGTCTCGAAAAACCAACTGGGTGTTTACTGACAATAATCCTCTGCTTGACGATGAGCAACTCATGCGACATCTCCAGGACGCAGGAGCAAAATACTGCTGCTTTCAAAAGGAGCAAGGTGAACAAGGCACTATTCACTGGCAGGGATACGTCCAGTTCAGATCTGCTAAGACGCTTGGCGCTGTTAAACTCGTTATACACAACACAACTCACTGGGAACCTCAGCGAGGCACTAACGACCAGGCTAGAGAGTACTGCAAGAAGCCTGAGACAAGAATTGCTGGCCCCTATGAATGGGGGACCTTCGCAGGAGGACAAGGATCGAGAACAGACATTATTGAATTTAGAGATGCTATCAGACAAGGTAAAACCGATGAAGAACTACTGAATGAGTTCCCAGTCCAATGTTATAACAACAACCGCTTTATTAGCTTCGTCCGCGCTAGCAGTATTCAACCGAGAGCTTTCAAGACTCACGTGGTTGTACTCCACGGCGCCCCTGGGACTGGTAAGACCAGACGAGCCCTGGCCCACGAGGGGCCAGACCGTACCTATGTTTGTTCCCGAGGAGACAGTGGACGTGCCGTTTGGTGGGATGGATACAACCCCCTTCAACACACCACCGTGGTATTAGATGATTTCTATGCTTGGTTGCCGTGGTCATTTCTACTTCAACTGTTGGATAGATATGCGTTTAGAGTGGAGGTGAAAGGAGGATCTGTGACATTTAGACCAACTACCCTCTTTATAACTAGTAACACAAAACCGGAAGAATGGTATGATATGGAGAAGATCAAGGGGGCTAACATTAATGCTTTATTGAGAAGAATTGATGAGATACATGAGATGAATTGAATAAACTGAATGACTATTTGTATGTTCTATATTGACGATTATGTTTGTAGTAACCCTTTCGACCTTTGAATGCTTTATGAATCTGCTTCTTTTGATATTGTTTCTTTTGATATTTGGCTCTCCACTGACGTTGCTGCCTTTTAGCGCGTTGAACTCGAGCGCCAGTACGCCATTTGTTGAAAAATCGTTTGAGAAACATTTATGTAATAACCGTAGCAGCAACAGATAAATTAGGAGTAAGAACACCACGGCTAGTAAACTTGTAGGTACCATACGTATTTATAGACGTAACTACGCTAGCTGCGCTATTCGCAGTCCCAATAAAAGTACCGCGTGTAAAAAATAAAAACATTCGCGATAAACCCTTATAGTAATCTGTACCAATCAACTTATCTGCGTCTAACAACTGGTTTATGGTATAGTTCTTACTAAACTCAATCTGTTTCCCAGCTTGAACATTGAACGTAGTAGTCTTTGTAATCTTCCAGAACATTCCAAATTCGTGCCAATGATAAGGACTATTATGAATATAGGTAGCTGTCATAGCAGTAGCTGGATTGGTAGCCGTAATGGGAGAACGAGCAAAGAAATGGGTCTGCATATTGGCTAGGGATGATGTATCAGTCTCAGTGCTATCATGACTTCGCACGCAAACACATTCATACATATCGACCACAGCATCACCCACTGCAGTAGAGCTAACATAAAACCTCAAATTAACGCTGCGGAGATACAGATTAACAGCTTTGGCTCTAAGTGCAGCAACTGCACCTGTAACTGCAATGTCTCGGGATTGCGCAAACAATTTTCCAATGTCTTTGTCATTGTCTAAACCTCCACCTTGGCCAGTACATATAGTAAATGCTTTACACACAGATTCATTAGCAACTGTAGTAGAGCTCACTTCAAATACTTTAAAAATACTAGTTTGTATAGCGCCAGTAGCGTCGTTAAGATAACGCAAACGAGCAGCTTGCTTTTCCAATTTACGCTTCTTAGGCCATTTACCCTTTCGCGTAACCGCAACATGAGTATTGCCACCTGTTGTCGCATATTGTCCCATAGCTCTTAAAGATGCGCGTTGTGCAGCTGCGTCTCTTTCGTCTTGTTCGTCGTCTGCTTGCCAATTAGGTAATGGTCTCTTTCTTCCTCGACCTGTAAAATCACCTGTAGATGATTGAATACCAAATCCAGAATTATCCATTTTTGCATATAATTACTTACCTGTCGCGCTTTTATACAGCCAATAACCAGCGCCCGCTGCACCTGCAACCGTTTGCCCTGCGGCAGCAACGGCAAATCGACCCGCACTACCATGATACCATCGGTGCGGTCTATATAAATTATGATAATGCGCTTCTAAATCACGATGACGTGGCATTCTAATAATTTTGTGAAAAAAAA